TGACAAAGATTATGATTATACAAGAGGTAATCTATATTCACTAATCGAAAAAGGACAAGAAGCAATTAATGGTATTATGGAAGTTGCTGGTGAAACTGCAAGTCCAAGAGCATACGAAGTTGCAGGTCAATTGATTAAAAGTGTTGCAGATACTACGGATAAACTTGCAGATTTACATAAAAAGGTAAAAGATATCGAAGCAGATAATCCAAAAACTCAAAATACAGTTACGAATAACGCACTGTTTGTAGGTTCAACAACTGAACTATCAAAGATGTTAAAAGACGGAATGCTAAATAATAATAGCTCTGAATAGTCTGTATAATGGGGAAGACTTCCTGCAAAAAAGGAGAATACTACTGCAACACCGACCAAAAGTGTAAACCTATTCCTGACGGATATAGTGTTGGCTCTGATGGAATTCTTGTCAAAGAAGAGAAGCATAGTGATCACGAACCAGAGATGATTCGTAGTCAATTGAAAACTGCAGGTAGAGCATCTAAACGTATTGAAAAACATTCACGAAAGAAAAAAAATTTCAAAGCGTGGGTACAATCAAAGATAACTAAAGCATCTGATTATTTGGATACTGCTGCAGATTATCTTGATGGTAAAGATGATGTTAAAGAAGGTTCACTTCGTAAATGGTTTAAGGGTTCTAAATCTAAGGACGGTAAAGGTGGATGGGTTAACGTTGTCACAGGTGGAACTTGTGCCAGTGATGAACCAGGTGAGGGAACACCAAAATGTGTTTCTTCTGCAAAGAGAGCAAGTATGAGTAAGAAGGAAAGATTATCAGCAGCGAGAAGAAAGAAAAAAGCAGATCCAAATCAGCAATCTAAATCTGGTGCTGCAAAACCAACTTATGTTTCAACTGACAAAAAATCTAAAAAGAAAAAAATGAAAGAAGAATTTATCTCATTACCACTTCAACTTGAAGTTCCACAAAACGATGGAGAATTTAGATTAGGTCTGATGTTCCGTGAAAGTTTAGACCAAGATCGTGGTATGCTCTTCGTATTTGAAAATACTGACAGTCATTCATTTCATATGAAGAATACGTTTATACCTCTTGACATAGCGTTTATAAACGAAGAAGGTATAATTGAAAGTATTAAAGAATTAGATCCAATGAATCCAATCCCTGTATATCCTGATGGTGATGTAAGATATGCAATTGAAGTGAATCGTGGTTGGTTTGCAGAGAACGGTATAGAGGTAGGAGATATCCTATTAGAGGATATAGAGGAAGCAGAAATAATTACAGAGGTAAAAGATAAGAAAGGAAAGGGAAGTGGAACTAAAGATGCTTGCTATCATAAAGTAAAATCAAGATATTCAGTTTGGCCAAGTGCTTATGCATCAGGTGCATTAGTTAAGTGTCGTAAAGTAGGTGCTGCAAACTGGGGCAATAGTCGTAAAGAAGAAGTTGAATACGAAGTAAATGAAATGAAAAGTAATCCAGATTTTAAGGGTGTAGGTGCACTTAAAGATAAATCAAAAGTTCAAAAACCAGACTCTATTACAGTTGTAAGATCATATGGTTCTGGTTCTATGGATAATAAGACCAAAGAAAACCTTAAAGATTTTGCAAAAAAAGATGTTCCTTACCAAGATAGTAAAGGTGGACACACATTATCAGTAGAAAATGGTAAGGTAAAGAATTTAACAAAAATTATGAGGGGTGAAAAGCAAACAAAAAATGAACATTATGATTGGAGATCAACTTTAGATGAAAAGTGTTGGGCAGGTTACGAAAAGAAAGGAATGAAAACAATGTTTGGTAAGAGGTATCCAAACTGCGTAAAAAAGTC